AACATAGATCGACCCATTGAAAACGGGTCTCCCTCTTGTAGGGTCCGGGTAATAGTCGTACGGTTGCCGTACTTCGTTCTCGTCTGCCATCGCGGCTCACCATTTTGATTTGGTTTGAGGTGAATTAATGTCCCTAATAACCGGCGTCCTTGTATTTATTGCATTTGTCCTTCTTCAGGATCTTGAGCGCGCGCAGATTGAACGCCGGCGTTCAAATCGCGAGCGAGCCGCAGAGCAAGATCTCGACTTGCAGTAGAGCGAGGGGCATTCCCAATTCGGATAAGGGCGTTTCGTACCGCTGCGCTTTCATAGGCTCTGGCAGCCCCGCCAATGCCGCCGCCCGCCGCTATCATTCCTCCAAGACTCCCGATCACCGACCCAAGGGTTGCGGCCAAAACTGTTACAGATGACTCCTGGCCAGTGTTTGTGAGCCCGGTCTGGCCAGCTCTGCGAGTGGCGCGCAGCACTTGCTCAAGCCCTCTCAGCTGGGCGCGCTCTTGTCCTCTGAACACGATCCCTGATTGAGCTTGCAGTTTTCGCATATTGTTTGCGAAGCGGTCCGGCGAAATATCATCGAGGCCGCCAGATTCTCGGATCGCTTTCTGAATGAGTGTTGCCCTGGCAGCTTCTCGCCCACTGGTATCAAGGTTGTTATAGAGCTGTCTAACCTCGCTTGCCTTTCTGCTAAACAGCAAATTCTCAGCCACCTCAGGGGTCAAGTCCCCCTTATCGAGAACGCTTTTAAGTCGCGTGTTTTGTAGAAGGTCAGATTCACGCGCCCAAATAGCATTTGCCTGGTTCAGCCTATTAGCGTCTCTGGGCGACATGTTTGCCCTAGCAAACTCGCGCATATCCTCCGTCATTGACGAGCGGACGCTGGTCAACAAAGACTTGGCTCGCGTTGACATCTGGCTTCTTAGTGGGCTGTCGAATGCGTCAATTATTTCCTTAAGCGCCGTCCTGTTCTCTCTCAATGACCCATAGTTTTGGGGGGCCTCCGCAAGGGTGTTGGCGAACTGACGAAGCTCAGCAACAGCCTCGGGGCTACCTACGACGCCCGGCCGCTCAAGCTCACGGATTGCGTTCTGGATAGATTGCTCAGTGCGGGCATAAGGGGCATCGCCGATAGAATTCAGTTGCGCCTCGTAAGCCTGAAGGCGATCACCTGCCGCACGACGAATTTCTCCAGTCCTAGATCTAAGGCTGTCAATTATCTGATTTGGCGATGGCGTCGGATAGCGATCGCCAAGTTGCCGAATTGCTGCTGCTCTGGCTTCCTGCTGAGTGGCGCGCATACCCCCGGTACCGGCGAATGGAATCCGTTCGCCGGTACGCTGGGCAAGTTGCCCGATCGGAGTCCTAGGCGGCGCAATATCGCTGGTCATCAACGGGATGTTGTTGGCGTTCGCAGCCTGGACGATTGGGGCGGCGCCACCCGCCTCCCCGCGGATAGCCGCGACACCACGTCGAGCAAGATCTGCACCAGCCCCAACCGCCCCTGCAATCGCCGGAACAGCTGCGCCAGTTGCTCCAGCCAGGGCGATATCACCTGTGTTGAACTCACCCCCAGCAGCTTGCTGGCCACCTTCAATCGCGGCCTGAGTTAGCGCAGAGGTAGCGCCCAGGGTTGCAGCCTGGCGGGCAATACCGCCCCCTACCAAAGCAGCAGCGCGTCCAGTCGGCGCAAATGCAGCGCCAAGTGCACCGCCTTGCAGAGCATCAAGTCCAGAGACGCCTGGCTTATTGATAACCGCCCGGGCACCGGTGGCATTGTTCGCTGCGATCAGGTTCCCCTTCTCGTCCTGCTGGATGCCAATATCTGGTGACAGCGACGTGAGCGTCTGCGCAATCTCCTTGGGGTCAGTCATGGTGATCAGGGCGGCAGTGATAGCTGCTCGCTTGGCCGGCGGGATATCAAGACCAGCAAGCAACCCAGAATTCTGCAGCTCTGGGAGTTCTTGGGTCGCGCGGGTTTGCCTATCACTGCCGGTGATCATGGTCCCGAGCTTATCCAGAACACCAGGTTCCTCAGCCGGCGCTGGCTGGCCAGTTGGGTATTGGTCCATCGCCGCCATGGCCCGGGCGGCTCTAGGGTCTGGATCTTCAGCAGGAGGCAACGCCGCACCTTGCTGAGACTGAGCCTCCTGCGCCTGAGATTTTGGCTGCTGACCATAAAGCTTCTTGGCCTGCTCAATGACCTGCTCTTGGCTCGCGCCGGCTGGACCTTCCAGGGTGATGATCTGGCCGTCTGGCGCTTCAACTTTGTAGGTTTGAGTGGCCATTAGGGAACGATCCTCCAGCCACCGGCTGCTGGGGCTTGGGGCGCTGCTGGTTGTGGTGCAGCTGCTGGCTTGCGTGGCTGCTGGGTTCCAGCCTTGCCTTGCTCTTTCCAGGCCTGAAGCATGCCGCGCTCGCTGCCGGTATCGGAAATATAGTCAGCCTTGAAGTTATGGAAGTCGGCATTGATCTGCGCCAGCTTGGCCTGACCTCGTAGATAGCTTGCCAGCAACTTCTTATTGGCGTTGTCGGATGGGATCGGGCCAAGCGCTAGCGCCACATCAGCATCAGAGGCAGAGCCTGGTGGAAGGTTGGCCGATGCCTGCGAGGCACGCGCTTGGGCAAACTCTTTGCGCAGCTCGGTAACAGAGTCTTGGTTGCCGGTGATTTCCTTGACCTTTTCAGCCCAAGATCCGCCCAATAAGCCGCCGCGCAGATCCGATTTCTCAATGTCATTTGCGAGGTTGTTGTATTTGCCGATGCTGTTTTCTGCGGCGACAGCGGAGTCGATCGTTTTGGCTAGGCGCGTCTGCACGCCCGGCGCCAACTCGCGCCCTTCCTTGCTGACAAAGCCAGATGCCTGCCCAAAGGCCTTGGCGGCCTCGGGATCGGTCTTGGCAAGCTCTTGATACTGCTCGAAGTCCTTCTGGTGTGCTGTCCTCTTATCGCTGGCACTAGAGCCAGCAGTAGCGGCGGCGCGGGCATAGGCGCGCTGGTTACGGCCCGCTTCTGCGCGATCAAAGCGCTGGTCCTCGCGTTCCATTTTCATCTGCTCAAGCTGGGCTTTCTGCTCAGCCCTGTGCTTGTCGGCCACAACCGAATATCCCTTCGGGTCGCCTGCAGCCCAATCAAGCTCGATTCCCTGCAACGCACGGTTAGGGTCTTGCTGATAGGCCTGGTAGGCCCGGGCCGTGTGAGCCGGGTCGCGCCCCTGGTCCTGCAGTGTTTGGATGCGGTTTTGAAAGATGGCTTCACGCTGATCAGGGGAAGCCATCAGAAGATCCCGAGCGAACCCGGCAGCCTCCTTCACCTTTCGCTCATCGTTCAGGCCGACGACCTGGTGCAGGTTCTGTGCGATCTCTGGATATTGGAGCGAGACCTTGGCCATCGCGTCTGGATCGCCGCTCTGATAAGCCTGCTGGGCGGCGGAAGATGCTTCTTGCTGACGCTGCTTCTGCTCGTCCTCTGCCCTCTGCCGGCGCTCCTGCTCAGCCGCAACCACTCGCCCCTGGCGAATGTTGGCCAGGGTTCCGCTGAGGCCAGAAAGCCCCGAGCTGAAGTCGTTGCCTGGATCGACGTAGAACGGATTGGTAGCCATAATTTAGTCCCAGAGCCCTGTCCAGCCGCCGATGTCGCGAGCCGCGAGACCGCCAGTCAATTCGCTTTTGATGAGGCCGCCGACGGAGGTCAACGACTTACGGTTACCGTGCTGCCACTGATAGCTCTCGTTTCCGAGGCCGGCGCCGATGATCGCGCCGATTGGGCCGCCGACAGAGAAGCCGCCCGCCGCACCCTGCCCGGCTGCCGCCGCCGACCCCATGAAGCTACCGCGGTCACGCCCTTCGACGCCCTGAGGGGTCTGCATGCCCTGGGTAATGCCATATGCATCTTTGGCCATGTTCAGGCCGCCGAACGCCGAGCCAATAGTGCTTCCAAGTCCCGAGCCTGCCGCACCTGCCGAACCAGCCTCAGTACCTCCCGCTACAGCAGACTGGCCAGCACCTGCGCCCCCTGCATATGTTGAGTTACCAAGCTCTCCGGCTTGTAGGGACTGGCCAACCCCATAACCAGTCCCCCCGATCTGGCTACTACCGGCTGCTCCGGCGCCCTTCATGCCATTGTAGACAGTGCCAAGACCTTTCAAAGCTTTGGCTAGCTGCATGGCATTCGGGTTCTGCGCAGAGCCACCTGCATTCATTGGCTGGCGCGTCTGGAACGGCTGGTATTGATCACGCTGCCGCTGTTGGTTCTGTTGGGTAACTGGCGTGTACTCAAAGGCCATGAGGAGTCACTCCAATTGCTTGGTAGTCGACACACTTGAAGCCATTACGCTCGGTGACAGCATGCGGATGCGTAAGCTCGACTTCTTGGGCGATGACGCCAGTTGAACGACCAATGAGCCCTAGAACCGCCGCTGCTTCATTCCACACCCAGCTATATACGTTGTGCCCGTTCTTCTGGCCGCGCAGCTTGATGTTCTTCTTCAGTCGCTGATCAGAATAAGTGCTGTATGAGTTGTAACCTTCCAGAGCCAGCGCACCGGCCCCCAGCGCGTTATTAACGTTGCTCTGCCCTGCAGCTGCCGAAGATTGAGCACCGCCGATAATTCCCTGAGCCAAGGTCTGCCCGACACCTGCTTGTGCGCTTGCGATGTTGTTGGCGTTCGATGGGAGTTGGGCCATACCTTGGAGCCCGGACAGCTGGTTGGCATAGGAGGACATCAGAGCGTTCTGGTTGACCGCCGCAAGATTCTCATTGGTAGTGCCAGACCGCAGGCCGCCAGTAGCGGAGGCATTGCGCAGGACGCCTTCCTCGCCGCGTTTGATTGCGGTCTGATAGAACGGGCTGGCCTCGGCCCGTTGGATGATCGACATGCCATCGCCACCATAAACGCCGTTGGAGTCAAACCCATATTCGGCACCAAGACCTTGCAATGCACCCTCACGGTAAGCCTGGGGCAAACGCTCAGTTTGCTTGAGGTAGTCCAGCGCTTCACGCTGGGCCTGTGCTTGTACTTCTGCAGCATCTTCTGCAGCGCCGCTATCACCACCGCTCATGGCCTATACCTCGCGTAAACTTTCAAATATTCATGATCGATAACGTGCTCGAAGCCACATTTCTCCATGAGCCGTGCCACGCTGCGCCGCTTAATACTGCCCATCACCACCTGGCACCACGGCATAAGGCTGAAAATCAGTTCGACAAGCTCAGAAGTTGCTTCCTTCAGGCGTCTTAGTGATTCCGGCTTTGCCGAAAAATGGCAGAAGATCGCGTTCTCCCTTCTGGTCATGGACACATAGACCTCAGCATCCAGCCAGCGCCAAACCTGGTGGTCGGGCTCCCAGTACAGGTCGCCCATGTCCTCGCAGAGGAAGGCCTGGCGGTACATCACACAGCAACCCAGCCAGTGCGCGAGCCAATTACCGGATTCACATAAAGCTGCGTGGTCGACGTATCCAGGTATTGGCGCGTCCGGTTTGCCGGCTGCACCCCTTCTGGGCTGCCAGACCCGACCAGCATGTAATCCGCACCGCGAGAGATGTAGTCGCTAACCATCGCGTCAGGCCATCCCGTGAAACCCATCACGTCAGATGCCGAAAGATCTAAAGAAAGATTGTTGTTAGCCAACTTCGAGATACCCCCGACCAAATGCCATTTTTGCCCTGGATGCACCGCGCAGCTTGAAGCCCACCCAGTTCCGCACATACCCCATACGGTTCACGATGTAGCGTTGGTTGTAGTCGCCAGGAGTTCCGTAGAGCGCCGTGACCTCATGCCCATACGTCACGCCGTCATAGGTCATCGAAACGAACAGAGTGGCGTCATCAGAGGGCGAATGGCCCGGCATGATGTCGATGTTCAGGCTGTCGACTGAGAGGCCTTCCAGGTACATGAACGGGGTGTAGAGAACCCATTCTCCCATCTCTCCGTATTGATCCACTGACAGCGGATCAAGGACGCCAAGGCGAAGGTCAATCTTGTCGCCGAATACCCACTTACCTAGCCGCGGGTCGAAAACTCCGTTGATCCCGCGCCATGGCAAAGACCCGGTGCCGCGCTTCAAGATTGACCAGGCGTTATCGATGCCGGATGAGTTGGCAACCGTCTCGTTGAAGAGCAGTGTTTCGTTAGGCAGATGGATGTAGATGAAGGCCATCCCATCGACCTCTACAGCTTCCATCGACACATCGACGAGCTGAGGCTCTGTGTACTGACTCAGTATCCGATCGATTGCCCGCGTGGAGATCTGCTGGGTCGAGCCGACACCAAGCATGTGCACGCCAAGGTCAGACTCTTTACGACTGCCCACGAAGTACCAGGACTGCTTGAGCTCACACTTGGCGTGAGTGGCCACGATGCCGATCTTCAGCGCCCGAGCCTGGATGCGACTAAATGCGAAGTTCGTCGATGCAACGTTGGCGAAAAACTCGGTGGTGTACCGCCCGAACACGATCACTTTGTCATCGGCAGTCTTGCCGACGCCAAGGGTCGGATCAGGCGAGAACTCGGCCGTAGCGAAGGCCAAGGGATCGAACAGTTCTTCGTTCGCGATAGTGGTGTGATAGAGATACTCGCCGTCGGTGAGGAAGTAGTAACCATCAACCCAAGTGCCATCAATCGGCGTCTTGATGTCCGGATCAAGTATTTGGCGAAACCCATTTACCGGGTCATACAGCCAGAATGCACCACCACCGATCACCGCCTGAGTATTGAATGAATAAGGCATCGACACCTGTTCCATGCCTGGAATATTGCCGAACCGTTGATTCGAACCGTCCTCTTCAATCACCAGAAACTGGGTGTAAGAGACGCGGAAATGCATCTGCAGACGCTCATTCCACACGCCGCCGCGGTCAGGCCCTGAGCCAGTACCGTACTCAGTCAACCCTGAGTGCTGGAGCATGAAGCCGGCGGCGCCCATGACAGGCTTGGGCACCGCGTACATGTTTTCCGGGATGGCATCGAGGTAGTCCGTCTGGACACTTACCTTGTCGCCTTTGATCAGAGTGATCGGGATCTTCTGGACTGGCATATTCTCTTCACCTATCCGTCAGATGTTCTGATCCCCTACGCGAACGCAGGGAGTTACTTGGAAGTTTCGGATGCGGACCTCGACGCGGCCCTCACTGGTCTCGATCCTGATCTTCACTTGCTGCCAGATAGACGGAGTGAGATCGATCGGCGCTGAGAGTCGATAGTCAACGTCTGCCACATTGAGCGCGCTGGACACCACGACCAGGCCGTTGTCACAAGTGACGACGAAGGTGTCGATAGCCTCGTCAGTGCGCAGGTAAGCTTCGAAAGACTCCGTAAAGTCGTTCGTTTCGCCCTGCATGATCTCGAGGGTTTCGGGCTTGTTAGGAGGCAACTCGTTGAACTGTGTGTAGAACCGTTGCCACCGCTCGTAACGCCTGTTACCGCTGCCTACAGGCTGACGGCTTGGGTATTGAACGTTCCTGATTCGATTCCGGGCGCAGATGCCAGAAGCCACCGACAAAGATTGGGACGCCTGGGCGTACAGAGTCGCCGGCGGTTCCTTGTTGAAGTCAGAAACCAGCCGTACCGCCAAGTTGCAGGCGATCATGTTCCAGAACTCTTGGGATACGCCTAGGTCGCTGTTCGGATCAGGCTCCTGCTCGAAGTTGTAACCAACCTCAATGCCACGAGAAGCCAGCTCGGACATCATGTTCTCAAGCTCACCCAGGGCCAGCTCAAGGTCAGACGGGTTAGGCTTGACCGTGAGGCCCGAGATACGCAGCTTCGAGTATGCCGCGGAGATCCGATCGGCCTTGAGCGGAGTCATCAGGACACCAGGGCCTTACGCAGAGTGTTGATGCGCTTGGTTTCCCAGCCATCAATACCCGCTTCTTTTGCAGCCTCACGGATTTCTTGATCAGTGAGCTCAACGCGCGCCGGCTCTTCAGTAGAGGTAGCCAGTGCAGTTTCATAACCCGGTGGATTTACCAACCATCCAGACGCAAGAAGACCTTCAAGGTGTTCAACCTCGCAGGTAGTCATCTCGCACTCGATGCCATGCTCAACATGGCCAACACCTTCTCGATACAGAACGCACGCCATATCCTGGCTCTCCAGGCTAGGGGCCACTCGGGCCCCAGCCATTGAAGGTGATTAGAAGGTCACAGCAACGCCGCACCGCGAAGGGTCTTTGATGGTGACGCCCCACCAGGTGAACAGGCGGTAGCGGAACTGAAGGTTGACCATGTTGGCGTCGTAGATCATGTACATCTTCAGACCGTTTTTCATGGTCTTGTTGATGACCTTCAGGCCGTCATAAGACTTGAACAGCTCGGCAGGAATGGTGCCACCCAGTACTTCGACTGCATCTTTGTCGTAGAACAGGTTGGTCTTCTTCGATGTGTCGATGTTCATTCGGTTGACGGTGGCGGCGTTCAGGATCCGGGTATTTACGTTGGCGTATGCAGCTTCCAGAGCAGAAAGCGCCGGGTCGTCGAGCGCGATCGGCTTTGGCGAGATCACCAGCGAAGTACCGCCGGCGGGTTTGCCGGTGACGGTGAACGTCATTGCCACACCAGTATCGGACTTGTCCGCCAGGCCGAGGGCCTTAATGGTTACGCCGCCATTTGCGATCGTGACCTTGTCGCCGATGTTGTAGAGGGCTGAGGCCGCAACCGGGATCGTCGCGTAGCGGTAGTCGACGTTAGTAACGGTGCCGTTTGTGGAGTTCACGGTGCCGGCAGTCGGCGCGAACGATTGGTTTGCGGTGACAGTAGTAGCTGGGTCAGCACCGCCGATGAGGTTGGGCAGGAACGAGGCGGTATAAACATCGAACTCGGCGATGTTCTGGCCGATCTGGCCGGTTGCCCATGTGGTTTCAGGGCGACCCTGAACAGTCTGGCGTGCAGCCAGATCTTTGGAGTACTTCAGGTTGTCGCGGTCATTGAACAGGAAGAATCGCTCAGACTTAGCGCCTTGCCGCTCGTTCATCAGGGTCTGCGCTTCGCCAACAACGTCGTAACCGCTGGTAACGTTGGTGCGATAGAACATGGCGCCCTGAGTGCCGATAGCAGTTGCAATCGCCTTGTTCAGGTTGGTGGCCTGTTGGCGACCAGCTTCCATCCCTGCTTTTTCCCAGAAACGCATGTCGCGCATATCGTCAGCGCGTTGGCTAACGAAGTCGTTTGTTGGAGTACCCAGAAACGCTGGGTAGGTCTCTTCGATGATTCCTTGTTCCTGGCCAGTCAGATCGAAGCCAGTAAGCGACGGTCGGTGCTGCTGAACTGGGCGCCAGATTGTGTTGCCGGAGTTCTGCATCGTCGCGGCATCGGGCTCGAAGAATTCGGTCGTCGGGAGGAGCATGTCCTGGGGCTCGTAGGTGTCGAGCGCATTTGCGAACATGACCTCGGCAATCTTGCCTGCGGTTAAAGCTGCCATCGTTTAATTCCTTACCAAGAGTTCACGTTGATTTTTGCGGCCGCGGCTTCACGTCGCACATCAAAGGCACCCTGCGCATCACCACGTTTATGAGCCTCAAGGTACTTACGGTGTAAGGCCTTGCCTGCATCAGTGGTGTTTGCATCGCCTTGTACGATTGAAGCCGGGGCTGGCGCGCTGCTTCTCTTGCGTGGAGGAGCGGTCAACTCGGCGGACAGGCGCCCCAAATAGATAGAGGCCTGAATACCGCTGGGATCTTGGGCAAGCTTTGAGGTCAGTTCAGCAAGGCGCTTCGGG